CATGCTTCAAAAAGGGGCATAGACAGCCGAATCCGGAATGCCCGACGCAGACCTGTGATCGGTGGGACCTGGAGGGCCCACACTGGCAAAAAGCGAATCCAAACCTCGGGGTGTCGATCACCTTGGAGTACCTGCGCGAGCAGGTCGCCGAGGCGATCGGGATGCCGTCGAAGCAGAACATCGTGCGACGGCTCAACTTCTGCGAATGGACCGATTCCGAAACGGTGTGGATTCCGGGCGACCGTTGGAAGTCGTGCGAGTCGGCCTTCGACCTCGAGGAGCTACGAGGGCGGGATCTGTACCTTGGCGTTGACCTGTCGAGCAAGATCGACCTGTCGGCGGTTGTGGCCGTCTCGCCGCGGGACCTGGCGGCCGATGAGGTCCCGATCGACCTCGGGCTCGCGCCGGCGAGTGGAGATCCCGACGAACCCGTCGAGCAGCGGCTGCGGGTGGTGAACTTCGCGGTCGACCTCTGGCCGCTGTTCTTCATGCCGAAGGCCACGCTCCGGCGGCGCGTCGAGCAGGACCGCATCCCATACGACCGCTGGGAGCAAGAAGGGTTCATCACGACGACGGCTGGCGCGATGATCGACCAGTCGGTCATCTTCCGGCGCATGGAGGCGCTCGGCGCCGTCGGCCGGGTGCAGGCGGTCGGATGCGACCCGACGAACGCCGGCCACCTGGCGACCTGGCTGATCAACTGGTTAGGCAAAGAGCACGTCTTAGACATCCAGCAGGGCTTTCGGCAGCTCTCTGAGCCGTCGAAGGTGATCGAGGCGATGATCGTCGCTGGGCGTGCGCGGCACCCGGGCAACCCTGTGCTGACGATGTGCGTCGCGAACGCAGCGAAGGAAGAAAACTCGTGGGGCGACATCCGGCCGGTGAAGCCCGCCGGAACGAAGCGAATCGACGGGCTCGTGGCGGCCATCCTTGGGCTCCGGGTGCTGCTCATGAAGCCACCTAAAAAGCGGTCGCGGTATCAGGCTGGACCAGCGCGCATCGTCCGCGCGCGCGGCATCTTTGACGCGGTGAGTGGACAGGAGGTCACCACGTGAGGCGAGCCTTGCAGGGAGTTGCACGCGGTGCGGTGCAGCTGGTCCACCGGATCGGCGGATGGTTCGGGCCTGGCGACGACCAGATCGGGCCGCAAGAGGTTACACTGTATACCGGCCTCGGGCTGTTCTTCTGTGGCGTCGGCTCTCAGTTCGACTGGCCTGCGGCGTCCATCATCACCGGCGCGGTCATGATGGGCCTCGGCTGGCCGCGATGCGCCGCTGACCCTGGCGGCTCCTCGACGACGACCCCTTCGTCACGTCCTGCGGCGGCGCCGCGGAGTCGAGGCTAACCGCATGGGATTCCTCGCGCGTTTCAACCGGCCGGCGCTGCGGGCCTCGAGCGGCACGCCGGGCCCGCCGGGCCCGCTCTCGCCGTTCTGGTACACCGACCCGCAGTCCGGGTTCACGGTCGGCCCGACCGGCAGCGAGGACATCGCGCTCACCCTGTCGGCCTTCTGGCGCGGCGTGAACCTGATCGCCGGGAACGTGGCGGCGTGCGACTGTCAGATTTTCCAGCGACAGGCGAACGGCGACGAGCGGCTTACCGAGAATCACCCCGTCGCGGACATCGTCGGCCTTCGGCCGAATGATTTCATGGATGCCCATCAGTTCTGGGAGATGGTCTCCACGCACGTGCTCCTGCGCGGGAACTTCTACGCGCGCATCATTGCCGACCAGGGCGGCCGCGGGTTCGTCGGACAGCTGCGCCCGATTCATCCCGACCTCGTCGCCGTCACGCTCCTGCCCTCCGGCACCCTTCAATACACGGTGCGGCGTAAGGGTGGCGGCAAACCGGAGCTTCTCGGGTCAGAGGACATCTTTCACGTCAAAGGGCTGTCGCTCGACGGCGTCAAGGGCGTCTCGGTCATCCGCTACGGCACGCAGTCGCTGGGCGTCATGCTCGCGGCCGAGCGCTTCGCATCGCAGTTCTTCGAGGGCGGCGCGACGGCGGCGCTCGCGGCGATCCATCCGGAGTCGCTCGGCGATGTCGGGCTGAAGAACCTGCACGACTCGATCGCCCGGTATCTGGTCGGCGTGGAGAATGCTTTCGGCGTGCTCGCGCTCGAGGAGAACATCAAGATCGAAAAGCTCGGCATCAGCCCGGAGGACTCGCAGCTCCTGGCCACGCGGCAATTCGGGCGCCAGCACGTGGCCGACTGGCTCAACCTGCCGCTCGCAGCGCTCGGTAGCGACGCGACGGCGACGTATGCGGCGACGCGCCAGTTTCGGCAGGACCTGGTCGACCTCACCTTCCGGCCGTTCGTCGAGCGCCTCGAGATGGCGATCGACAACCAGCTATTCCTCGCGCCGCAGGTCTACTTCTCGCGGTTCGACCTCTGGGAGATCATGCGCGGCAACCCGAAGGAGCAGGCCGACGTCGATCGCATTTACGTGCAGGATGGCGTGCGCACGCGCAACGAAGTCAGGCGCGACCATCACTGGAACAGCCTCGCCGGTCTCGACGATCCGCTGACGCCGCTCAACATGCGCGGCACGAGCGGCGGCGCAGGGTCAGGGGCGCTGGTCGATCGCTGGTGGGCGCAGGCGCACGTGCTCCTGCTCGACGAGGCCCGCCGGCTGGTGACGGCCGAGCGCGGCGCGGTGCAGCGGCTGGCGCGCCAGCACGCCGGCGATGCCGAAGCGTGGCAGGCCGGGCTCCGCGAGTTCTATGACGGCTACGCGCCGCGCATCGCCGAGCGCTTGCGGATGCCGCTGGTGCTCTCGCGGGAATACTGCGGGAGTCACGGGCTGGCGGTGGCGAAGGGCGGTGTGTCGGTCACCGAGGAATGGGAGACGCTCGCGATACCGCAGCTCGCGGCGCTGGCGCTCTGTGGGGACCTGCCAGGGCGCGCGGGCGCGCTCGAGGACGAGGCGCAGGAGGCAACGTCATGAGCCAGCCGAACCGATACGAGCGGATCGTGCGCGCGGTGATGGCCGAGCGCTGGGCCATTCAGGAGTCGAAATTCCGCCAGATCGAGGCGCTGCTCGAGCTCCGGGTGCGCGGCGGCCACGTCGACGAGGAGTCAATCCGCGCGATCGTCGCAGACTCGCGGAAGGCCGCCGGCGGCACCAGACAGGGGGCGGTCGCGGTCATCCCGATCTTCGGGGTGATCGGTCACCGCATGGATCTTTTCTCGGAGATGAGCGGCGGCACCTCGACGCTCGGGATCAGCAAGGCGTTTCGCCAGGCGCTGGCCGACCCTGAGATCGGCTCCATCGTGCTCGAGGTCGACTCACCTGGCGGCGCCGTGTCGGGCGTTGCCGAGCTCGCCGAAGAGGTCTTCGCGGCGCGCGGACAGAAGCCGGTCGTCGCGGTCGCCAACACGCTGGCGGCGTCAGCTGCCTACTGGCTAGCCACTCAAGCCGACGAGCTCGTGGTCTCACCGAGCGGGGAAGTCGGGAGCATCGGCGTCTTCGCGCTGCTCGAGAACTGGCAGGGGTTCTTCGAACGCGAGGGCATCCAACACACGCTCGTGCGGAACGGCGAGAACAAAGCGGAGATCAACGACTTCTCGGCGCCGACGCCAGAAGCGCTGGCGCATCTCCAGGCGCAGGTCGACGAGGTGGGCGCGGTGTTCATCAAGGCGGTCGCGCGCGGCCGGAACGTGGCGACGTCGATGGTGCGCGGCGAGTTCGGCCAGGGGCGGACGTTCTTGGCCAAGCAGGCCGTCAAGCTCGGGATGGCCGACCGCATCGGGACGCTCGACGAGGCGGTGGCGCGCGCGGCGTCGCTGGCGCGCCGAAGGTCGGCAGCCGGTGCGGCGGCGGCCATGCTCGAGCCACCTCGGCTTGAGCTCGAAGTCGAGCGCGCAGTCGACCTGGAACAGCCGGCGCCTGACCGTGCTGCGGCCGACCGCGATCGCCTAGCGGTCGCCAGCCTGCGCGCGCGCGCGGTCGGTTTCAACGAGTCGACGACTTATTGAAACTATCCAGGTGAGACCACTATGCCGACTGACTTCCCCGCCCTGCCGCCGCCGTCTGACCTCCTGACGCCGAAGCAGGTCGCGCACGACTTCGGCGTCACGCCGCGAACGGTCCTCAAGTGGATCGATTCCGGGCACCTCGAGGCGTTCCGGATCGGCCGCGCGATCCGGATCTCTCGGGTTCAATTGTTCCATGCCGCCACCGGCCGACGGCTGAAAGACGCCTAAACGCGAATCCTGCGAATTTCGCGACCGCCATTGCCCGGCGGTGGTCCTATCATCCCCTTCCAAGGAAATGCGGCGCTGACACACGCCGACGCGGTCTGTTGATCACGTCGAGCCTGCGAGCGCCGGCAGCCGGTCGCCTCTGTTGAGCGCGCCTGTCGCTGCCAGTTACCGCACCACGCACCACGCGACCGCATAAGGTGGCCTGGCTGTGTGGCGTCGGGGCTGTCAACGGCTCGGCGCGCTTCACGCGTACGGCATCACTTTCTTGGCGAGGGAGCAACGATGTCCGCGTCCATCCGTATCAAGCAGTTGCGCGACACGGTCAGCAAGATCCACGGGCAATTGACAAAGCTCACCGGCACGCTGGCGAGCGAGAGCCGCGAGATGACCGAGGACGAGCGCAAGCAGTTCCTCGGCCTCGAGGCGCAGCTCGAGACCACCGAGACCGAACTGCAGATGGTCGAGCGCCAGGCGGCGCGCGAGCGTCGCGCCACCCCGGAGCCAGACGCCTCGAGCGAGGCGGCGACGGAGGCCGCGCGTCGGGCTGGCGTGCAGGTCGGTCGCGACAACGCCGAGGACGATCCGAAGCGTGGCTTCAAGTCGCATCGGGAGTTCATGCAGGCGGTCATGGCGGTCGGCCAGGGGCGCCGCGAGGATCCGCGCCTGCGCCCGCTGAAGGCCACGGTCGGATCCGACGAGCAGGGCGAGTATTCCGACCCGCACGGCGGGTACCTCATCCCCGTGTCGTTCTCGCCGGAGCCGCGCGAGCTCATGCCGGAGGACGATCCGACCGCAGGCCGCACCACGGCGGTGCCGATGACCACGCCGACGGTCAAGTTCAACGCGCGCGTCGACAAGAACCACAGCACGAGCGTGAGCGGTGGCCTCGTCGTCTATCGCAGGCCGGAGACGGTCGAAGCGACCTCGAGCCGGATGTCGTGGGAGCAGATCACGATGCAGGCAAACGGCCTGTTCGGGCTGACCTACGCCACCGAAGAGATCCTCTCCGACTCGCCAGTGAGCTTCATCGCACTGCTGGAGCGCGGATTCAGGCAGCAGTTCGCGAGTCATCTGCTCAACGAGCGCCTCCGAGGAACGGGCGTCGGAGAGTTCGAGGGCATCCTCAACTCGCCCGCGCTCATCACGGTCACGGAGGAGGGCGGCCAAAGCGCCGACACGATCGAATACGAGAACATCAAGAAGATGCGGGCGCGGTGCTGGGGCTACGGCTCGGCGATCTGGCTCGCGAATCACGACACGCTGCCGCAAATGCTCTCGCTGGTGCAGACGGTCGGCACCGGTGGCGTGCCGATTTACCATCCGTCGGCGCAGGACGGCGAGCCGGATCGACTGCTTGGTCGGCCGATCTTCTACAGCGAGTATCCGAGCACGCTCGGCGATCTCGGCGACATCATCCTCGCGAACTGGGGTGAGTACCTCGAAGGCACGCTGCAGGGCCTGCAGTCGGCCGAGTCCATCCACGTGCGCTTCGTCAATCACGAGCGCGCCTTCAAGTTCTGGGTTCGCAACGACGGACGTGGCTGGTGGCGGTCGGTGCTCACGCCGAAGTATGGCGCGACGATGAGCCCGTTCGTGACGCTGTCGGCGCGGTAGGCGCGCCGGCATCAAAGCCTGAGCAGGTCGGACATAGGAGCGAAAGGGTCATGGCGTACACAGCGAATCACCTCCGGTCGCAGTTCGTGTCGCGCACCTATGTGCACGACGTGGCCGATGCGACGGTCGCGACCAAGATCGCATGGGTGTCGATGGGGCGCAGGTTCCTCGCGAAAGCGACCCTCGTCTCTGGCACGGGGCTGCTGACGTTCAAGATTTTCGCGGCGACTGACAGCTCTGGCACGAGCCCGACCGTCGTCGTGGCGCACGCCGATCCGACCGTCGCGGACGCGGCCGGTGACCAGGTCGTGCTCGAAGTGGACGCGGCACAGGTGCAGGCCGCGCTCTCCGGCGCGACGCACGTGTCGGTCGAGATGGACTGCGACGCGACGAACGACATCGTCGCCGTCGACTACCTGATGGAGCCGATGCGGCAGTACGACGCCCTGACGGCCGACGTCATCGCGTAGACACGCGGACTGCGGAGGGAATCCGAGGGCGGCGCGTCCCCTTTTACGCCGCCCTCCAGAGGAGCACGCAGCACATGGCCAACATGATCGGAGGCCGGATCGCCGGCAATCTCGTCTACTTCGACCGGTCCGCCCACGGCAAGCGCCTGGTCAAAGCCATCGGGCCGGATGTCTTCGAGTGGACCGACGACTTCGTGCGGTCCACCCTGACCGCGGCCGATGCGCCGCTCGGCGCGACCGTCACGCTCGTCGAGGGCGGCGGCGGGGAGACCACGGTCACCTATGCCGACGTCGCTGGCGGCGCGCTGCTCGTCACCACCGACGCGAACGAGAACGACGGTGCGAACATTCAATTCGCTGGCGAAGCCTTCAAGCTGACGGGGTTCTCCTACTGGTACTTCGGCTGCCGGGTGAAGGTCTCCGACGCCACGCAATCGGACCTCTTCATCGGGTTGTCTATCACGGCGACGGACATCCTCGCTGGCGTCACGGATTCGATCGGGTTCCGAAAGGTCGACGGGGCGACGACCCTGAGCGTCGTGGTCGAGAAGGACTCGTCGGAGACCACGGCCACGGCCGCGGCCAGCATCGGCACCTCGTACAAGACGCTGGAGCTCGTGCACGACGGCTCGACGCTCGAGGCGTTCGTCGATGACGTGTCGGTCGGCACGGTCGCGACCACGAACCTGCCGAACGACGAGGAACTGCGGCCGTCGATTCACTTCCTGACCGGCAGCGCGAACGCGCGGACCTGTTACGTCGATTGGATGCGCATCATCCAGATCGGAGGCCGGGCCTCGTAACCGGGGGGACCGGGGCGACGCGATGGCGGGCTGGCTTGAGCTCGTGACGCCGGCGAGTGCTGAACCGCTGGGCCTGACGGATGCGCAGAACCAGGTTCGGCGCTTCGACGGCGACGAGGCGGATATTCTGACGGGCCTCATCGGCGATGCCCGTGCCAGGGTGGAAGACGTCACGAATCGACAGGTGATGCAAGCGGCATGGAGACTGCACCTCGATCATCTGGCGTACGTGGATCAACACGGGTGCATCGGCATCGAGGTCCCGAAACCGCCGCTCGTGTCGGGGACGGTGGCCATCACCTACCTGGACACGGCGGGCGACTCGCAGACGCTGAGCAGCGCGGACTACGTGGTGACCATTCCGAGTGGGGCGACCGGAGGGCGGGCGTGGATCCGGCCAGCGGCGAACGTGACATGGCCATCGACGCTCCAGCAGGCAGGGGCGGTACGCGTGGCATTCACAGCGGGATACGCCGCGGCGGATACGTCGGCTGTGCCGCGGTCGCTGCGGCGGGCGATGCTGCTGCTCATCGGGCATTGGTTCCAGCACGCCGAAGCGGTGGTCATCGGGACGATTGCGGGGGATCTGCCGCTGGGCGTGCGCAGCCTGCTCGCGCCGTTCGTCTCGAGGGAAACACAGGCCGGGTGACGACCAATGCGCGCGGGCGTCCTGATGCAGCGGATCAGCGTGATGCGGCCGAGCGCGCCGACCAACGTCAACGGCGTGCCGATGCCAGGGGATCCGGCGATCGTGCAGTCGAAGATCGCCGCCGAGGTGCGGACAGCCACGGGGCAGCGGCTCGAGCGGCTCTTCGCCTCGAGCGTGCAGGCGCAGGCCACGCACGTGGTGCGCATCT